ATAAAAAATCTGCTGAACCTCTTCCGCAGACTCACATCCAACAATCCACATATTGAGGGCATTACAGTATGTGGTGTGATAGCTTACATGCCACATGGCCTTTGTGATGATGGTCATCATATCTGCAGCACTGTAGTACCGGCATGGCTGTCCGTCAGAGTGATACTCCAGCTGATTTACTCCGGCTGTAAGCTGGGCCTGCTTGCCAAAAAGATTGAGCTGATCATGCTCCGTCAGCGCAAAATGCTCTGTGGATCTATCTGCAAGCGTTACACTGACGCCGGAATAGATGGCCTGCTCACATGCCTGACTAACCTCCTGCTTCTTACTGGCCTGCAGCTCTGCAAGAGTTGGCACATACGGCTCTGGTGGTGTGACTGGTTCTGGATCCGCCGGTGGCACATATACACTGCCATCATCTGACAGATACACAGTCTGCCCCTCATCGCGGTACACTGTAGTCCATCCGGTAAGTATTGTGGCCAGGACATCACCTGCAGTGTAAAGTTCAATGTCACCACTCCAGGATTCCGGGACCGCATCTGCAAAGACAATCTGCAGTATATGCGCGGCAATCGGGCTAATGCTCCGGATCTCATATACCTGATCAGATCCGGATAATTTGATTTTTTCCATCGTAATACCTCCTAAAATGTATTTTTATGTATTAAAAAAGGTCCTGGCGGACCTGAATTTTCGTATTTTATTGGTTAGACTGAATTGTATAGTGATTTAAATATAAAAGCTGATACATATTGTAGCGACGGTAATGGAGCTACATTAAAAATCCCTGGTGGAAACAGTCGAGACAGCTTCTTTCTTATTGGATTTAAATATGGTGCAACAGGTGAAGCAGTCAGCATAATTTGCGGAATTTTATCAAAAACATGGGAGTCTGTCGCAAATTATACTTCTATTAATGGATACACCCCCGATAGTGTAACTTTTAATAAAACGACAAAACAATTCGAAGTATACATTGAAGGATACGCACTAATAACTGCTATAAATTTATTTAAATGATCATTTTGTAGCAAATTCTCGCCAGGCTGTCCATGTGTTTGTAACTCCGTCTCTATATCGTGTGTACAAAGACACTCCATTGGTTGCAATTAAGCATGAGTAACTCCCATCACCATTGTATGGTATATTAATAGCACACATCCAACCTGGCGTAGGTGCATTTTGGAGATTATACCCAGAATACCAACCTTGTACAGAAACATTATTCCAATCGTCAATATTAATGCTTTGACGATATAAAGGTTGATATATCTTATCTTGTTTATTGCTTAAATCACTATACAATTCAGTCTGCTGTTTAGGACTGAGTGCATCCGACATTCTATAAATGGGTAACTTTAATAAAGCGACCGTCTTCGCCCGCTTTTAAAGTTACTATTTACCTTCTAAGCATACTTTTTATGGCTTGCTTTCACCTGCTCTTCTTTTATTGTGCAATAAATAAGCGTTGTATCCAACTTCTCGTGACCAAGGAACTCCTTCACTTGCTCAATTGGCATACCTCTAGCCAAAAGATCTGTAGCAATAGTTCTCCTAAATCGATGTGGATGTGTTTTTTTGACTTCCGCACGTTTACCAAGCTGACGAAGCATATATTGGATTCCTGGCACTGTCATCCGCTTATGTGGCTTATCCATAGTCACAAAAAGAGGATCACTTCCTTGCGCATTACGTTCTTTCAAATATCTCTTAAGATAAAATTTTGCAGTATCCGTTAAATACGTTCTCCTTTCTTTACTTCCTTTTCCGTACACAATCAACTCCTGTTTTCCCATTTCAATGTCCTTTACGTTCAACGCGGTCATTTCTGAAACACGAACTCCTGTGGAGTATAGAAATTCAATCATAGCGCGGTCACGGACTCTTAAACACGAACCCCTGAGTCGTTCCATCTCTTCGGTTGAAAACGGCTTTTTAATTTCTTTTTCAAGCTTCAAAGTTCCAACTTTTCGAACTGGATTGCTCCGTACCAATTCTTCCGTTACCAAAAAATCCCAAAAACTGGATAAATAGTGTAAGCGTGTCTGCATTGTTATTGCTTTGATTCCTCTTTTTTCTCGCATGTAACCGTAATACATCCGCAGATCCATTCCAGTTACAGAGTCAATGCTTTTTCCGAGAAATTTCAGCACATTCCGAACTTCCTTGATATAATGCTGCAGCGTCTTTCGTTTCCGGTTCATGGCAATCTTACTTGCTACAAACATCCGTATCTTTGCCTCATCCCCATCTACTCCAGTATCCATTAGCTCAGTCTTTTCTTCCTGGATCTCTTTCCCGTGGAAATTCAGATACAGGACATTTCCAAGATGTTCCAGTTGCTCTGAGCTTAGATATGGCGTCATCTCATTAATCACATTTTCCAGTATTTTTTCCAACATAAAATGCCCTCCTTCTGCTTAATTGTAGAAGAAAAGGGCATTGTGCGTCTATTGGACTAAATTGTATAGTGATTATATAATCAAAGAATTTACATTACCTAATACAAATGAAGGAAAGATTGGACAAGATATAAGCCTTTTACATTATGTTCCAATCGGAAATTCTGTGATTACTAAATACAATCAATGGAGAACGAATTTGTTTACAGTTGCATTTTCAGATGATGGAAATATTTATGCTACAAATGTTGAAAATAATTTGTATGGGCAAAAATGCTATATATTATTTTGCAAAATTTAAGTTAAATGATCATTTAAGTATATAACATAATCACATTTATTCCCCACTCTTGAGGATTTGTTATAGTTACTTGGTAATCACTCACCGAAATTTTTATGCTTGAGAAATCTGTGTTTGGAAGTTTGCTAAGTATTACAAAGCTATTGCTTAAAATATATAATAATCCAGCAGTAGTATTTGAAGCCCCAATCATTAAAAAAGACGGCGCTCTTAATGTCCATGTTTTTGTTTTATTCGGACCCAAATAAAATATTTTGTCATTTATATCACTATACAATTGAGTGTAAAGATCCATTAGAGCCTTCCCCTGGGCGGCCGAAAGTGAAAGATCTGACCGCTCAGTCACGCAATTATCAACCAGAAATTTTTGCAGATATGTCTGAAATGCATCCGTAGCAACTACCTTACTCATCACATATTCTGCTATCTTATCAATCAGTGTCTGTCCCTTTACTTTCTTCCCTACAACTCCTGCAAAACCGCTGGTATCTGTTGCATCAATTTCTGATAATTCTGTTGCTCCAAAGCCACGGGCTAAGTATTTCCAGTTAGTATTATCATCTGCCGGAGTAACACCCGTAACAGTCGTTAAAGCCACATAGGAACTGCCTTCGTGATAAACCACATCCCCTCTAACGTATTCATTATTTTCCGAGTAAACTCCCCGATCATTGTATCCAATTCTTCCAAGTAAAGAATATCCGCTTGGTATCGCCATGAATTCATCCTCCTTTATTCTGCGATCATCCAGTATAGGTCAGAAGAGTCAACAATAAAATCCACGCCTCTTCCAGATTTCATATACAAAGAAGCTGTCTCAGGATCAAAATAAAAACCAGGTGCCACAATCTTTGCGTACTGTGTTGCCCGGTCTGCTTCTTCTTTTGCCCGATCAGCCTCTTCCTTACTGATCTCACTGTAGTATTTTGAGTTATTTTGTTCAAATCCCGGTATTTCTCCCACAGCCCAGCCACCAGCTGTTTGCGCCGCCTGTTCTGCCTGTCCTTTTGCTGTCTGCGCATCTAACATGTACTGCCGGATTGTTGTCATGACGGTTGTCTCCAGCTTGTCCAGGGTCACTGCGCCATCTGGTATAATGGCCGTGATCTCTTTTCCATTAGCAGAAAAAGAAATGGTCTTCGATGACTTAAATGTATAGGTATCTACAAACTTAGAAAGCGGTACCTTCTTTTCTGTTCCATCTGCCAAAGTAAGAACCAAATTGTTATCTTCATCCAGATCAAAATTTGTAACTACCTTTTCAATATCCAGATCAGTTACCTGCTGCGTACCATTAGCCAAAGTAACCGTAAGAATACCTGTATCTCTATCTAAAGTCACAGATTTAACCATTGCAGCGGCTTCTGAGCGGTCCAGTTTTTCTTCCGATAATAGCACTGCACGGTTATCCATTTCGTTGATGCCAGACTCCATGTGATTTAACCAGTATTCATTGATAGGACTTTCAACGCTTGGAAGGTTCTTCCATGTCTTCGGTGTGTAATACTTCTCCATCGTTGCCATTTTTCATGCCTCCTTCCTGATCCGTCAGATAATCTTCTAAAGGTTTTCCAGCTTCAATGATCGTTGCAATACTTGCCAGCTGTCTGGCTGCTGTCACCCCGTTTACCTGCAGTGTGTTTAAGAAGTTCCAGACCAGCTGCATATCTTTCTGTTTATGTACTACTAACTTTTCATTCTCATTCATGTTGATCCATTCCCTCCAATTTTTTATGCAGTACCTGAAGATCTGCAATGATCAGCGGTATCAGGTTCTGGTAGCAAAGTGTATAATACTTTTCTTTTTCCAGGCGTCCTACAATCGGATACTTTGTTCCCAAGCGCTGCTGCAGTTCAATGATGTGCTGGGCAATAAATCCCATTCCTTCACTCTTGCCTTCACGCATCCGATAAGTAACCGGCCTCAGTCCCTGGATAAACTCTGCTGCCTGATCCAAAACTATATCACGTATCCCTGTTTTTAAACGCTTGTCAGACCAGGTTTCACCGGCCCTGGAAGAATATACGGTATAGCACTCGATCTTATTAGCATCAATGTTCTGGCAGGTCATTGTTCCGGAAAACTCAGTGTCTGAATTAAATACACCTTTTCCACCTACTTCCAAGTGGTTAGTATAGATCGTACTGGCGCCAATCGAACTGGTATTAGCAGTCCCGTCTATCTTTGCGCCCTTAACGGTGATATTTCCGGCTGTATCCCAAGTCCAGTTTCCGTTGGCAGCGCCTCCAGATCCATCTGCATTTACATAAAAGTTGGAACCTTTAAAAACAAAATGCCCTGCTTCCATAGTGATCACAGAACCTTGCTTATTGGCTTCCAGATTGATCTTGGCGACCAGATCTCCCTGGCTTACCTTCTGCTGGATTTGTCCTGCCATAACGGAAATGCTGGCTGCCAGTTCTACTTCCTGTCCCTGGGCGCGCTTTACTTCTGCAGTGACCGCATCCGACACAACCTTGATACTTGCAGTTGTATTTTTCTCCAGATCAGAGACAGAAGCAGATACCTCATCCACCGTTTTGATAATAGATGCCGTTTTCCCTTTTAACTGTATGATCTCACTTCTAAAATCTCCGGCGGTGCTTTCCCTTACCTGGCTTCCCTTTGCTTCAATGGCATCCGTCATTGCCTGGACACCCTTTAAAGTCCTTTTCAGTACATAGGTAGCTACTTCCCCGTCAGTGGTAACAGCCCGTATGCTGTCACCTACTTCTATCCAGGGCATTGCATAGGTGGAAATATTAGAAGGACGATATGTATATCCTCCTATCATATCAAGGACTGACTGTGCCAGCTTCACAAGCGTTGCACTGCTTAAGCCATATGCCAGAAAATTCCCCTCAATAACATATGCGTTGGTTCCAGATCCGGCTGTAGCACCTATGTCACCTTCTTCCTGGCGTATCTGGACACGGTCTATTTTCTTAACTGTATAATCCTGCCAGGTAATGGACCTATAATATTCCAGATCCTCTTGTGGATTTCCCCATATTCCCTGTTCATAAAGAGTACTGCTCTCTGCCAGATCAGCCTTTTGCATTTTTACGTATGTCAGCTGCCCAGTCCGGTCTATATGACCAAACACACCATTGATCTCACAGATTGCTTTTAAAACATCCCGGCCCTTCAAAGACTGGGGATCAACCGTTTTCCCTACAACCAGTTCATCATTTGTCAACGCAACCGTTTTTTGTGGGACATTGCAATACACGCAAAGACTGTCCCGTATTTCTTTTACTGTATGTGTCGTTTCATCCGTGGGATAAAGAGCCTGATACCAGTCAGCAACGTCTATATCAAAACGGATCATACGGTCATATGCTGTAATCTTTCTCTTACTCCGTTCTGCCTGACGCTCTGCTTTTGAGACTGTATACATACCAAAGGCCATTTTGTATTCACCAATTGATAAGGTAAGTGCAAATTCTTTCCCAAGGATGTCTGTTTCCATATCTTTTACGGTAAATTCTACCTTAGCCGCTTCACAACTTCCCCACTCAAGATCATCTGCCGAACATAGATTTTCTTCCAGCAGAAAGCTTTCCGTACTCATCTGTTCACCAGTAATCGTAAACCACGGAGAGCCTGCATCCGCCGGATAAAGATCATCTGACGGGTACAGGTTATTTGACGGGTACAAAGTATCAATCCCGGTATCAAAAAAGGCTGCTTCTATATCTCTCCAGCTTTGAAGGCTGCTGTTATCATCCCTGCACAGCTGTTTTACTTTTTCTGGTATATCCAACATGGTCACAGCACCTCCATTAATACTCAGTCAATACAATATCAAATGCTTCATACCTCATATTCAGCTTCTTCTCATTCACATTGATCACTGTATACTCTATATCGGCAATGTAAAAATCACCTTCTGAATAACCCATATCTTCGCTGTTCCAATAAGCTACATGGACTTTCCGCTCCGTTTTGTTGAGCATAGCCGCATCAATCAAAGCCTTCAGAAGAACCTTTTCTCCGTAGTATAAACTGCGGATCGGCAGCGTGATCTGGCTTTTATAATAGGGAGATGTGGTCCGGTGCAGTGTGATCGTTTTGCTATCACGAAACGCATCGATCTCTGTACGCATATTGGGCTTATCCTTGTACTTATTAAGATAATTGTTCGGAAGTTTTACACCTCCGAACTTTACCAGCCATCCTTCAAATGCCATGTCTCTGCCTCCTATACAAGAAGTGGATTACGGCCAGACAGAACAGTCCGTTCCTTATTGCGTTCCACTACTTTTTTATAGACCACATCTCCATCCAACTCTATTGTCAGGTGGATATCTCCGCCACCCAGACCGTTTCCCATTTCTCTTAATGCTTCTGCCAGGGCCTGCTTAATGGTGGATAACGGAGAAACTACTTCAGTCTCACGATGATTGTCACCCAGGATTGCTGCAAATTCACCGGCCTGTCGTGGCACAACGGTTCCTGTAGCCAGCCTTGGAAGCTTTACAGAAGAAACATTAAATCCGAAATGCTGACCGCCTGCTAGCGGTACCCAGTCAGGCACATCAAAGCTGATACCATTTAAGCCACTGACAATACTGTTGACCGCGATCTCAACCAGTGAAACAATACCATTGAAAATGCTCCTGAAAATATTTTTTATTCCGTTTAAAGCCTTTTCTATATCTCCGGTAAATACGCCCTGGATGAATTCCAGCAACCCGCTCAAAGCACCTGTTATCCCTTCCGCAGCCGCACTTGCCACTGATAGAAATATATTGAAATAGTTTCCTATATTCTGGATCGCATTACCAATAAGTGGCCCAAAATTCTGGACAATCCAGTTTAGGAACGGCTGTAAGGCACTATTCCATACAGCAGTTATTGTATCTGCCAGCTGTCCAAACAGTGCGACAAAACTGCTAATAAATGGCTGCAGGTACTGCTCTTTCACTTCCGTAAATTTATCGGCAACATTCTGAAGCGCCGGCAGTATATATGTCTCAAATGCTTCCAGGGCACTTCCATAGATTTCCGTAAATCCTTCCGTAAACGCATCAAACATGGGAGCTATATGCTCATCATATGCTTGGTTCATCTGATCAAAGGCATCCGTAAATATATCTTTGATATCTCCCATTACCTGTGATGCAACACCCAGAAGACCGTCAAAAGCCTTTTTGAAGCCTGCTACATTATTGGTAAATGGTGTAAGCAAAGTATTCAAAAGGTCCCGGCCTAATTTGGCAAATAGTTCCGTAACGCCCATAAAGGAATTGGAAAAGAACCCGATCAGATTTGCTGTGAAGGTCTGCCCGTTTTCATCCGCAAAGGCACTGAACACTTCCGCAAATGCCGCGGAGAAATTTGCCACGATATCTGCAGTTTCTCCGGTTATATCGAACATGTCTATGATGTACTGCTTGATCCGGTCCTGAGCCTCCTCCAGATACTTTGCAGTACCACCGATCAGATTAGCTGCCAGAGTGATACCGACAGAAGCAACAGAACCTGTGACTACACCCAGGTCATAGACCATTTTGTTTCCCCAGGTACTTGCAGCCGCCTGAACCTGCGGGTCCGAAAAGATACCTAACAGACTTTCCTTAATGCTCTGCAGTCCCTTTTTAATGGTCTCAAACCTTGGGGTAACATCACCCAGACCAACTTTAAAGCCTTTTGCAAATAATGAAGACAGATCATTCCATTTGCTTTTTAATGCATCCAGGGCTTTTACCAAGGAACTGGATACTGCTACTGTCTCAAACATCTGGGATGGATCTGTTCCTGAACCACTGCCTCCACCACCACCGGAATTTTGCTTATCCAGCAGACGCAGTTTATCAAAATCAGCCAGGTTCTTTCCCGCATCTTTGGCAGCACTTCCTGTCTTTTTCAGACTTTTTGCGTAATCCTCTTGGGTCTTTTTCGCTTTTACAAAGGTCGATTTTCCCGTTAATGCAGCTACCAGCTGCCCGATCCAGGATAATGCCGAAGCAATCGCATCGATCAGAGCATTGATCGCCGGTACCGCAACGCTTAAGATAGGAGCAAATCCTGCTGCTAAACTGTTCTTCAAATACAACAAAGAAGACATCAGACTGGACAATGTCTGGTTAGCACTTCCGGAATATCTTGCAAGATTTTGGAAACCTTCTTTTATCGCGCCCATTGCTGCCATTACTGCCTGCATGACAAACCTCATCATCATCATGCGGCTGATCCGGCCTAAAAGCTTCATGCCTTTACCGGAAGTCTGTGCTGCTTTGCCTGCTCCATTCACTGAGTCTCTTAACTTATTTGCGGATGCACTCGCTTTTTTCTGACCAGCATCTGCATTTAAAAGAGACTTTTTGTATTCATTCTCTGCCTGGATCACCTGCTGCAGCTGAACATAGGTCTGGTCATAATCCGTATTTCCAAGTGATATCCCCTGCTGCTCCATTCCCAAAAGTTTACTTCTGAGTGCTTCTTTCTGCCCTTCAAAAGAGTTTGCGTCAAACTGAACCGGGATCTTAACAGGAGTCGTAAGGTCCTTTTTATAACTACTCAGGTCAGACTGTGCCTGGTTTAAAGCTTTATAGGTACTGTCATACAAGGCATCTCCAAAGCTTCTCCCCTGACTTTCCAGGTCTTTGAGTTCCTTCTTTAAACGATCAATCTTCCCCTGCAGAGAATCTGCCGGAAAAACAACTGCATCCGGCGTTGGATTGGTCAGCTCCTGCTTATAATCTTTAAGGGCCTGATTGACTTTTTCCAGCTTCAGATAAGTCTCATCATATTTTTCATCACCGAAGTACATCCCCTGACTTTCCAGGTCTTTGAGTTCCTTCTTTAAGCTGCTGATTTTCTGGATAAATTCATTGGTCTCCTGATCTGCTTTCTTCTCTCCGGATGTGTATTTTTCGATAAAATCTATTGCTGCTGGATCATACCCATATGCAGAAGGGTCATCCACCTTTACCTGTCTGGCAGGTGTCGACTCCTGTTCCTGGTATTCCCCACGGTCCACTTTGATCGCATCCATTTGCTCCTGAAGGCTTTTAGTCTGCTTCTCTGCTCTCTTTGCGGACTCGGTCACCTGGTCAATTCCTTCTGCTGCCCTGGAAGACTGAGCCGCTGCTGCTTCGGCAGCCTGTCCGGCATTATTAAACACATTGGAAATATTATCAGAAAGCCTGTCTACCGCCTTAGTAAGCCGTTCAAACGCTTTCTCCAACGTCCCGGTCCCTTTCTCCAGCCCGGAAGTATCTATCTTCGTATCAAATTTCAGACTGCCATCTGCTGCCATATCCTCACCTCATTTCCAGGCATAAAAATAAGACGCTCCAAAGCGCCTCAGCCTAATAACTTATTCCAGTAATCAATTTCTTCCTGTTCTTCTTTCGTATATCGTGTCTTAAGATCACAGATTTTCTTATTGCTTCTACGGAATTCTCTTTCCCACTTTTCCAGACGCTTACCCTTCGCCATTTTCTGCCGGATTCCAAGCACAGTAGAAAAGATTCCTTCCCGGATCTCCATAAAATATCCCACAAAGGTCCACCAGTGAATATATGGGATAGATCTTACTTCACACCCAGCCACCTGGTTAATAGCTGGAAACAGGATCGGTTCGTCCTGTTCCCAGTCCATCACCTTAACCGGCATTATCTCATCTTCATCTTTCTGGCCGCAGTCCAAGAACCAGAGCGCCTTTTTAACAGCTTCTTCATAAAGTTCCCTTGGCATATCCAGCCAATCTTCATACAGGATCTTACACATGACCACATAAGCTTCTTCTACCATAAGCTCCGGATCATTAAAGGCCTGCATGATCACTAGGATATCTCTGTAGTCCGTCCTGATCTTCCATTCCTTTTCGCCTATCGTAAGAATAACAGGAAGCTGACCTAACCGGATCATTTTGTGTAACCGGCTGTATACTTCTGGATGCGCTTATTACTTGCTTCTACACCGGCTTTCATGTTTTTCTTAATGATAGGCATCAAACCATCCATAACGGATTCAAACAGGAGTTTCCCACCCTTTACCGGTGAAAACGGAGACTGACCATTAAACAGCGTGTCGTACACATCTGCATTGAAAATAGCATTAAAACAGTCTTTCACGCCCTGCTCTGCTTTCTTCCACTCAGCGCTTGCATTTTCATCTGTTGGATCTACGGTACCGTCCTCCAGAAGTTTGACATTGCCCTGAAGTTCATCTTTCACATGTCCCAGCTTCTCCATTTCATCCATACAGCGCTGCCACATGTTCAGGTCAGAAGGATTGATCCGGATCACACGGTCCGGATCGTCATTTATCATGTACTCCTTATAACCTTCATCAAATTTAAGGCTTTCCATATAGATCCCCCTTATTCGGCGTCAGGTGTAAACTTCTTTGTTGCCAGTACAAACTTGCCTTTTACACGGTTTCCTGTATGATGTACATTAAACGGGATCTGATAACCGGATGTATCACCACCGTAACTGGATACCTCAATAATAGCATCCTCACGGTATGCAACATAACTTCCAGCGGCTTCCGATACTTCATCCCAAAGATGTACTTCAACAACGGTAGTCTTTAAATCATCCAGAGTCTGACGCTCATCAACAATGCCCTGGAGGCGATCAAACATAGGATCCCCCACAACTGCATAAAACGGATCGGCTGTAGCCTGCGGCTGGTAGCTGTCCAGTGTAACGGATGTATCACCCAGGATATTATCCTTGGTATCCACATTGGCATTCATTTCCACGTTATACTCTTCCAGATCTTTTCCAAGACGCACATAAGCGGCTTCCTCTGTTCCTGGAAGAGCAGAGTCAATAAAATTACCCATGAATTTTCTTTTGATCTTCTGTCCTGCAATAGGTGCTTTATCTGCCATTTATTCTTCCTCACTTTCAACTTTGTACTGGGCGTAGATCTGCAGCTGATACATAACGCCCTGATCAACGGTATCTCCCATCAGCCCCATACTCATAGCATTGGCTGTGGTTGCTTTTAAAAATGTGGCCTGTTTCACTTCGTCACCCACATTTACTTCTATTCCATTCTCTTCTGGAAGCTGCTCCAGCCAATAGGCCAGTTCCAGAAGAAAATTGCTGTTTGCCAACCGGTTGTAATCGGTAAATGACTGCCCCACTGCGTACATAACAAAGTTATGCCTGCGGATCTGATTACCCAGGATATCTTCTTTTACCAGGGCATCCCCACTGCTGGACAAACCATAATTAACCGGATCCGGTTCTGTAAAATCAATATGGATATCATCACCGGCCAGAAACTCTGATATCTTTGGATATTCGGTTAATTTCTGGCGTATATACTCAATGATCGTCATATACTGCCTCCCCTGCTAAGTACTGCCTGTGCTGCCTGAAGAATGTCATCTTTATGATCTGCCTTCATACGTTCAAACCATTTCTTTCCACGCATGGGAGTGCCTGCATAAGTCAGTTCTTTTCCTGTTGGTACCTTTATTTCATTTTTCTTCGCCCAGGCACTGCCTGTTGTCGGTGATACATAAAGGATACCCTCATAAAGGTAATGGGCGTATGGACCAGGCGTATCGATCTGACCAGAACCTATGACCGTAGACATCACCATCATATGTTCCAGTTCACCAGCCTGACGCCTTGGCATGTAATCACTCATGTAGCGCATACATTCACTATCTATCATCTTCTGTGCTGGTCCATTCTCCTGCAGCCCATGTCTCTTCAGAATCATATCAACCGGTTTCATTTCTACTTCTAACTTCATCTGACTGCCTCCTACTTACAGGACAGTTCATAATGCTGGACCGCTTCACTGCCATACATCCTTGCATCCACAGTTGTAACTGTCACATACCCATGGCTTGCTTTCAACGCTGCCAGTGACTTTGACATGGTTTCTTGACTGCTGCAGTCTATTTCGTCTTCAACGATACCTTTTACAGCCAGATCCTTGCCCTGGGTAAATGCAAGCGGCTCTGTGATGCTTTCCAACGGGATGACCAGAAGCACAGAAGCAGCATCCCTCTGCCCAGTCTTTAAAAACGTGGACTGGCGTACATCTTCCCAGTAAACATCCGGAATAGGTACTCTCTCATAGCTGATCTCTTTTCCTGATTTATGGTACAAATATAATGTCACATCTGCATTGGTAAACATCACTACACCCCCTGATAACAGAGTCCGGTATTTTCCAGCCATTTCATAACAATCTGATGTTGTTTTTGTACAGCTGCCGTTGCCAGTTCCTGAGAAGATCCATAGGAAACAGAATACGTTCCATTCTTTTCTGAAGTCTTTCCAGAAGCATCTTTCTCTGTCTTTTGTTGCTGATAAATAGACTCAGCCAGTTCGCAGCAGCACATCTGGACCTCTTCTGGAATGTCTGTCATAGCTGCCAGCCTTCCGAAAGTGTACCGATCTATGTGATAACTTGCCTCTCTGGCATAAAAAGGGAAACCAGTGCTGATGACCGGTTTCCGCCCTAAAAGATATTTATTTTTATAAAATTCTTCATCCGCATAAGTCATCAGCACATCATCTCCTAGGTAGTTGGAATTAAAGTTACGTCCTTAGTTACTGCAGATGCAACTACAGTTACAGTTTCTGTAACCTGACTATATCCGGTCTTTTTGATCTTAGCTGGATATGTACCAGGTCTTAAGTTAAATACAGCTTCACCAGATGCATTGGTCTTTAATCTGGATCCGTTTACATCTACAATGGCGCCCTCAATCGGTTTTGCTTCACTCTGATTATCCTTTACAGTAAATGTAACTGTCTGGGTAGTTACCGGTGTTGCTGGTTCCAGATAAGCAAATGGGCATCCTACACGATCCTCATCCATTCTGGTTGCTGGGTTTGGAAGAGCCCAGCCCATGCGGAATACAATACGCAGAGCCACCATATCCTGCTGAGCCAGGTTATAAACGATATCCTTTGTGCTTGGATCCTGGATAACACCCTGGTCAAGGATCTTTACAGTAACATCCTGACGGATTGCATATACAGCCTGTTTGAAATCGCCTACGATCAGCTGAGCAATGCTGTTGTCATACGCGCCGTTCTGTGGGAAATACATTGGCGCACCGTCCAGTGCATAATTGGTAGATCCCTGCATATCGCTCTTAAAGATCGGAGTACCGTCTGTTGCTTTGATGCCTCTTAACTTCGCTCTCATACCCATGGAAGCCAGAGCACCGGTTGCCATATAACCGTCCTCTTCCACTTTGGAGATTACACCGTTTTCTCCCAGCAGCAGGTTGTAATAATCCGGGCTGACACCTGGAGCTACATTGTTACCTGCCTGACGTGCCAGAGTGATGATATCGTTCTGCCATACTCGTGGACGGTTCACACCGAAGATGATCGCAGAGTCTACTCTCTGGCCAATTGCTTCGTTTACTCTTGGAGTGATCTCACCGAAAATATCAAACTCTGCATCATCTAATACTGCCTCTGGGATCGGCACGATAACTGCCAGCTCGGCGGCATCCAGATATACATTATCCCATGCCTGGCGGCTGGTCTGTTTCATACCAGTGTCACCGTCCACCCAGTACGCAGTTGGAAGGAAATCCAATACACGGATCCTGGTCTGGTTACTGGTCATGTTTGGCAGCTTGCGTGCCATGCTCATAAATACGGACTGCTTTGGTGCGTCCTGGAAAATGGTAGATACTACCTGTTCACGGATGATCGCCTCCGCATCAGCTCTGCTTGTAATATTAACTGCCATAAATCGATTACCTCCTTATTCTCTTCCTAAAATGCTTCTTAAGGCTTCGTTTGCCCTTGCCTTTGTGTCTTCAGTTCCTTTACCGCCCGGTCCAGGAGTATAAGAAACCACTTTGGGTATCTGCGTATCCTGAAACAAATAGGCATTGTCCTTCTTAACTGCCTCCAGAGCAGTTTTAATATCTGCTTCCTGGTTCTTGCTGGCTTTCAGCTTTTCTACATCCAGGAATGGCATGACCGCTTTCAGATCACGGGGTTTGTATCCTTCCGCCGTAGTCTTTAAAAGGTCATTAAAGTCACGATCCGCAATCTGCTTCTGGTGTTCAGCATCTTTGGCTGCCATATCTGCAGTCAGCTTGGTGATCTTTCCCTGAAGTTCCTGTACATTGACACCCTCGAAGCTTTTCAAAGTCTCCTGGGCTGTCGTAAGCTGAGACTTATAATTGTCCCGCTCAGACTTCATGGCTTCAATATCCCTGCCATTCTCATCCATAATGCTGTCAACCTGCTCCTTGGACAGACCCATGTCCTCTAAAAATTTTCTCTTCATTTTCTTCCTTTCCCACTACGCTTTTTACGGGGTTGCTTCCCTTGTGTTGGTAGTTTTACGTCATTCCGGACAATTTTTTGCATAAAAATAACACGCATCTCTGCGTGCTTACTGCTCGATCTTATTACATTTGGTACACCGTCTTACATAACCGCCATAAGGACCGGAAGCCCGGCTCCAATGCTTGCGGTAGTGGTGGCAGCATTCTTTCTTTTTGAAAATCCTCTGCCTGATCCACGATATAAGCCCCATACGATCACCTTCTTTCATTTGCGACGTCGCAATTATTCTTAAAAATGGGTGCAAAAATACCACCGGCCTACTGACTGGTGGTATCTATTCTCCCTGATATGTTGTAGGCCAGCTTTGCTTTTCCATTCTGGCTTTTTCTTTCTTAATGTCCCTATCAAGTTCTTCCAGACTTCTGCCGGAATCTTTTACAGGACCATCATAATAAAAATCTTTATCTTTTTTCATAATAAATTCCATATTCCTCCGAAACCCTTTTTAATGCCGCAAGGTGTGCTTCTATATCAGAATTATAAACCTTATGACCAGTTGAATCAATCATTTTCTTGTACTTTTCAATTGTACTATCGATATAGATTTTGCTTACATATTGTTTTGAATGCTTATATGTATAAACACTTCCATCAGCACAGGCCACCACGCCAAAATTATATCCTCGCAAACCAGATACTTCAAAATCGCTACCTGTTGGCGGCGTTCCATCTGGATGTGTATGCAGCCCAATCAGATTTTCCGGATTATTCCTCACAGCCTCCACAACAGATTTATTAGGTGACACACCATAATCAAGCGTATCATTGATATTCTTGCCCAGAATTTCACCCGTCCGGCTTGATAAAATATATAAATCCTCTTTTACTGTACCGTCCCGATGAATTAAACCTGCTCTTGCGTATTTGCAAATATTCTCATCCACTATCGCACTATCGCTTATACCACGAAACTTTTTCAAATACTCATTTGAAAAAATCTCATCTCGATTTATACGATACTCCTCACTTTTCGGTATTTTCTTGTTTGTAATCCCATTTTCACTAACATCACTACCGCTTCCAACCTTCAATCGCTCTCTCTGCTGCCGCAAATCCATAGCCTTCGAAAATTCCACATAGGTCTTTTCCGTTAAGCGCTTCCTGCATCTGGCTGCAGTCAGGTCATCTTTATCGGCTCCGCCCTTTTCCAGGAGCTTGATATCCTGTTTCTGCTTTCGGATCGTACGCTCCAGTTTTCGCTGATACTGCAGTGCCGCATATGTATCGTACTCTTTGCCATGAAAGGTCTTCTTTTCGTTTTCTTTCCGGTTTTGCTTGGCAAGCCACTCATCGGTATACTTACGCTTGGAAACACCTGGAATAAAAGGAAAACGTATGTGATAGCAGTTAATCCCGGCAAATCCCAGCATCTCTCCCAAACCACAGACCGTACGCATTTCAGCGGAACTATATACTTTGCCCTGCCAGCTTTGGTGGTTCATGTATCCTGTGCCTGTGTTACGGGCTCCTAAATGCCATTCAACTTCCCAGTAATCCGTTCCCAGCTCCTTTGCATTATGCTCATTCACCTTATCGGTCATCTGCGCAATGCCGGTCATAACAGCCCTCCTGGCCGCCACCTCAATACGATCTGATTTTCCTGATGCGTAATCAACCACCCGGACACCACTGGATGTCATCTCATCGATCACATCACCGATCGCCTGGCTATATGTCTTAGCTCCAGTAGTGATCTTCATCACGGCTTCGTCCAAGCTGCGTTCCAGATATTCAGACATAGGAGTAAATACTTTTTTCCCATTTCCCATTGGAACATTAAAGCCGGTTGTCTTTGTTATATTCTCCATGGGCCTGAGGCTATCCGCTGTCTGGTCCTTTACTGCCTGCACCACCTGCTTCAGCCAGTCATTATCCTCATACGGGACTGCATCCATGCCTGCAGCTTTGTAGATTCCACTGTTTCTCACATAATCAGATCTTGCTGCAGTTTCATAAATCTCATCAATATCGATCCCTGCAGTTTTTACACCTTCCCGCAGGATCTCTTTAATCCGTTTCTTACTCATGCCTATGGCCGTCATACGGTTAAGCAGCCAGTCTGTCACCGGTGTGATCTGGGAGCATTCCTGGATCCGGTTTACAACCTCTAACATGATATCCATTTCCAATGCCGTCATGGTACGTTCTAATGGCTTCGGCAGCTTTTCAAGTTCTTCCGGTGTCAATCAGATCACTCCTCTACGCTTGCTGGTTCAGGAAGGTTCTTCTGGGCCTCTTCCAGTGTTTCCCCATACCATTTACTTCTGTACTCTGCCAAGCTCATTACACCCATGGCAACATCCGCACGGTCTGTCTGCCGTTCCGCCTCTGCATCCACTACAATGCTGTCATCCCAGTCAAAGGAAACCTGATAGTCGTTGCCCGGTGATATCAGACCATACAAGGAAGCCCAGAAGTTCATAGCATATACCAGATCTTCCAGGGCGGTCTGTAAAGCTAACTGCGTATCTGACACAAAGGTATAGGAGCGCTGCTTGCTGGTCTTGATCTCCGTTGCTGTCTTATCCACATTCTGAGGATCTGAAAGCGTTCCATAAGCCAGACAGCAGGCAAATTCTATCAACTTCAACTGATTATTAAATCCATTGAATAATGCTGTATCCCGGATCTCCGGAGAAAATGTATCCATGAAAGGCTTGTCTGTTGCTCCAGTGTTATACTCCACGTTGCGGTATAACCTGTCCTGGCCGCCGGGGTACTCAAACTTATCCAGGTCACGGTTATACTTAAGCATTGAAGTTGCCACATGTACTGCCAGCTGTGTGCCCTCATACTCCCAGCAGATATTGGAATATCTCCGATCTCCCTCTTTGATCAGTTCCACCGCTCTGGAATATACGGATACTCCCAATGGGCTTCCCGTATCATCCGCATTTGCAAGTGGTACCTTAAAATACCCAAACAGAAGCCGATCGGCACCCTCCATCACTGCTTCCGGCATTAATTCTGACCACCTATCCACTGAGTTTATGCTGATCTCGCTTCCAAGGCTGTAGTCATTGGTTGCAACAAAGGCCCTGTTTGTGATCCGGATCTGTTCTCCCTGCAGCGCGTGAACTTCCAACCTGGTATAGATCTTCTGTCCTTTCCGGAACTGTTCCGTAAATACACACTGCTGAATCTGGCCGGAATCATCAAAAGCAAGCGGGAAGAAACAGTCTGCCTGTACATACTGGATCGCAAGACCTGTTTTTGTAACATAAGGCTTTAAAATCAAGCCGCCTTTCGCACATCCGTACTCCACATATCTGCGGATACTTGTCAGCACTTTTTTCTGATACTGATCATTCAGATAAGCAGCGGAAGAACCTCCTGTTATCTCCGACTTCATTTCCAGGGTAACAAGTCTTGCAACCTCAGAGGCAATAGCCGCCGGCAGCTGCGCACTCTTCACTTTCTTTCGGTCCATCCATGGCGCATTATCTTCATACATGGCCGTCCATAGCTCTATCCTACGGGCCATTTCAGAAGTCATGCAGACATCAACCTGTGTATCTGAATCCTGATTTAAAACCTGCGTGATCGCAGCCAGCATTTTAGAAAATTTCATTGTTATCACCTCTATTCGTACCGGATAAACCGGCTGATGTCCCGCTCAAATGTGTACTCAAAAGCATCTAGTGTATCAATATCACTGGTGCCGTCATCCAGTCGCACATCTTCCACAAGACATTTCTTCTCATCCCACAATGCCGTTGTTAGAGCATCTTCCAGGCTCTGGCACTGATCTTTTACATAGAAAAAGCGGTGCTGGCTAAGCATCCGCTGCATAAAACGTATTCTGTCATTGATAGTTGTCTTCAGGGCATTTTCAATCCGGATCCAGCCAAGCCCCGCCTTCCTGACCGCTGTCCTCATGCCTGCGATCAACGTCTGCTCCGCACTGTCACAGTAAACCACGGTAATGAATCCGTACATGTTGATAATCTTCAGGCAAAAGTCTACAAACAACTCTCCCAGCTTGTCCGGGTCAATGCTGCCATTTACGCTCATATGGCGCTCACTGGCAAGCGCCGCAATGCTTTGATAAGCCCTGGAATACGCAGTAGCAACAAATGCATGTCCTGATCCAGAACCACCAAAGTCAACACCAATATTGATCTGTAAAAGGCTTTTAGGCTTCTCATAGATTGCATATGGGTTAATGCCTCCACTGGATGTCGCATCACACATCAACTTATACACAGAACCTTCCGCAGCTACCCACAGGCCACGGATGTACCGGTCATACAAGACCGTTCCTCTGTATTCCTTGCAAAGCTCGTCTACAAATACCCGGCTTAAAAATGGATTATCAAAGATCTCATACTTCTGGCAGTAAATGTCCGCATCAGAGTCCAGGAACTTTTTAAACCAGTGCTGTGGGGCATCTGGGTTACAGGCTCCGTCAAAGCAGGAATAAGGCTTATCCAGACGGGATTTAAGCATGTTAAAGACATCCTGGTTCCAATCTACAACCTCATCACCGTAACAATACTTTAATGAAGAGCCTCGGATCTTAGATACCTGGCTGACTTTCTCAGCACCCAAGCAGTAAACATCTTCCCCAAACATAGGGCAGATGTTCTGGGAATTGATATCGCCTACCAGCTTGGTTCCCCAGATACGCTGTAATGGTTCAATGATGTTTCGCTGGATCGTGCCTTTAGAAACACCCAGGATCGCCACCAGCCCTTCTTTTTCGGCTCTGGCACGGATTCTCTTAGGGATCACATAATAGTCCATATAGGTCTTTCCAGAACGTGTCGCACCAACCTTAATATTCCATCGGTGGTTTGCATTTCGGAAAAACTCCTGCTGTTTATCAGAAAATGGCATACTACACAACCCCTTTTATCTCGCTAAGAACCTGGTCCAGACGGCTCAGCTCCTCTTCATTGTCGGTACCCTTAAGTTTGTCCGTCTGGGCCTTAATCTGAGCTATACGTGCCTTCTGCTCATCACTGGCAAGATCCCAGCGCTTATGCAGCAGCTCGTCATACTGTTTAATGAGACTGCGAAGCTCTGACTGTGCCCTGGCCTGGGCCTGTAGGAATTTCCCCTGTTTATCCCAGGCATGCTGTACCTCCCAACGCTCTCCGATCACGTTGCCGTCCTTATACTCAATCTTTTCGATTGTCTTATCATCCCGGTCGCGCACATACATGATCTGCTGTGCCCGGATAATAGCAGCATACGCAATCTGGATCTGATCCCAGAGGACATCCAGCGGATCCGTCGGCATCTCCTGGATAATAGAAACGGTCTCCTCAGGCAAATACTTGCTGAAGAAACCGAATTTTTCTGCATTCTTATTTTGTTCCGGAGCTCCTCCGTTGTTTCCAACGGCGTTCTGATTCTTTGGCTGGGCTCCGCGCTTACGCTTTCGCGAACGCTCGTTTTTCTTATCCGAACGTTCGTTATCCCATTTATGTGTACACTTCCAACGGCGGACCGTTCCTTCCGGCAGATTTAGTTGACTTGCAATCTCAACCAATTTCTCCCCTTCCAGATACATGGCCTTCGCTTGCTCAATTCGTGGATCCGGCGCTCTGGCCATGTCCGATCACCTCGATTCGTGTTGTTTTGAGTATAAGAAAAGGAGCCACGCAGGTGACTCCGTAATATATTGATATCATGTTTTAAGCAACGATTATACTTACGATCATTGCAGCTATTGCAAGAAAAATACTAATAGTAATTCCCCACATAAACTTTCTATAATCATTAAGTCCATCTGCTACATCTTTTGACACCATATCTATTTTAGCATCTATTTTGTCAAATTTTTTGTCTTGCTCACGCATCATATCAATAATTTGACTCATTTTTTCATCAAATCTTTTTTCGGATTCTTCAATTCTCTTCTGATTTCGGCGTTCGGACTCTCGTATATCTTCTTTTAAGTCCCTTTGATCCTGATCAATCTTATCCATATACTTCTCAAGTAATTTATTGTCATCCATAACATCACCTTCATCTTTGTTTGACTCATTATCTGATGCATACAAATACATTTTGTATTGACTAAGATTCATACTACTAGCATCAGTATATGCATCTATAGGCGGATATATGCTGGAAGAATTTTCGGACCCCACAGCCTGTTCCTTAGGGAAAGGAATTATATTTGACAATGCCTCTGTATCTACATTATTTTTGGAATGCATTTTTCAATCTCCCCTCTGTTTTAGATAATAACCCCTTTATAATCGGAATCATATTATCTATCTCTTTCGGGAAAACGCTATCTTTATGCGTATTTACATCAATCAAAACCACTCCATTCATATTTTCATCAGCTATATTATATTTTACCTGAGAATTAACATTAACATTTATATCATCACATAACCTTTCATGTTCTACCCACGCTAAACTCTTTTCATCGCTAGTAGCAAACCCAGGAATGTTTACGGTATTATTAAATGCAATTATTGCTTCTTCATCCATCCTTGCTTGTGTTACAAATCCAACTCTTGCAATTTGAATTCCCATTCCTTTACATATCAACATAAAAGAATACGCTACAACTTCAATATGATTTTTCCAGTCTGTATTTTCTTTGATTCCAGCATCATAATCCATACGCGATAATCCAAACGTAATTGAAGCATCTCCGTCTTTCTTTTGAAAAATACAACGTGGAACTTCTTTAGGTGCTTCTACTGGAAGCGGAATCATTTGTGGTTCATCTGGAAATACTGTAATAAATGCTTTTCTGATAGCAGATGCTAAATCTAATGACGAAATTTTTGTTTCTTCATCAAAGAATACCGCAATATGTACTCTATTGATTTTATCCATAAGTCCCATCGTATCTTCCCCCAAAATCTTTCAAATAATCGTACTTTTGGTTACATACTATCACAAATAGCAACAAAAAGGAAGCCCCTGCATCTAACAGAGGCTTCCAAGAAAAAAGGGGAAGTACAAAAATAGCAACTAAAATCATCGGAACGGAAGGACTCGAACCTTCGCTTAGGTTAAAAGCCATTGCTCTACCTACTGAGCTACGTTCCAACAGCGCTTCCTAAGTGAACTCCACCGTCCTGATCCTCAATGTCTCTTCAGAGCAATCAGATAAGTACATCCGTGCACAAATGCATTCCATGTTTTATTCAAAAAGGCATTGTCAATCTCTCTGAGGTGTTGCGCATACGCTCAGTTCATCCGGGAGCTACCCGGCCTCATCCTCTGCCAAGCTGTGACCCCCGGCAGAGGTTCCAGGGGAATTAAGCCGCCGGCCGTATGCCTTTGGCTTCATGGTACACTATAGCATTTGGAAAACGGAAAAACAGGAAAATTCGGAAAAACTTATGTTGCTTTCATAAAATTTTCGTATTCCTTCCGTACTCCATCAGGTGTAGCTCTTCGGCCCATTCTTACCGCTACTTCACTCCAAGTAAGCTCCTCAAAAATCTTATACCTGATAATGCGCTGCATTCTCTGCGGAATCGTATTCAGCCATGCTTCCACATCATGTTTGATCTGTTCCGCAGTCTGCAACCGCTCTTTCAGGATCTCTTCCAGCCGGTCCAGCTCATCTGGATCCTTTACTACAGGATATGCCAGACCTTCGATATGAAATGTCTGTGGTGTGTAAGGGAACTCATGCGAAGAACCTTTCACTGCATCCTGCTCAATCCTCTTCCTGGTTTTCTTAAGCTTCAGGATTTCCCTTTTGGTATCTTCCACCTGGGCGCATGCATCTATGTACTGCACCAATATCTGCTTGTCCAACGGTATCACCTCCCATTCTGCTTATCGTCTTTTACCTCATACCTTACCCCGTACTTTTCGTAGGTTTCCTTGCAGTATTTCCGGATATCTGCGTTCTCATCATCGCAGATCCTGTTTACTTCCTTCACAACAGCCTCAGAGAACTGGAGGAGCTTGGAGCGATGGTCATTCTCATCCCGCACTTCCTTCCAGTGGAATTTCTCGCACAGGATCCGTGCTGGCACCGATAACAGAAGACCAAGGACTTTCTTCATGCGCTCCTCTTCTGTTTCCCCGGATACGGCTTCCGTACGCTTCTTCCACTCTTCGTCAATGGCTTTATCCAGGTATTGCTTCTGCTCTTTTACCGCCTGACGTTTGATCTCTTCGATCTGAGCTGCTGTATACTGATATACCGCCTGCTTGCATCCCGTCAGCTTTTCCAGGCGCCGTCTTTCTGCCCTAGTCATTTATCTTACCCCTCAGCTCCGGATCCGGGCAGAGGCTTGTCCCCGCATAGGCTGGCATCCTGGCTGACCAGGTTGTAGGCTTCGGCCCGTTAATGATCGCATGATCTGATGCAGCTATGGCACTTTTTCTTTGCAGCTGGTTTGCCTTTCTCTGGGCCTCTGACTTTACTAATCCCATTCTTTATGTCTTCTCCCTTCTTACGCATGACAGCTATCACATACTCCACGTTGGGATTTACTCGTTTCCACATTACGCTGCTTTACCGGTATGCTTCCGGTCTTTTCTTTCCAGGTACAGCTTTACCAGCGTGTAGATCTGGCGAAGGAATAGGCTGTCTTCTATGTGACTTATATTCTGGATGATGTACTGCTTTACATGTTTGTTATTCATAGGCTACCTCCTTTAAATTTCAGTTTTCCATATCAAGCTCTTCGCAAATTTCCTCGTAATACCTCTTTTCATCCGCAAAATGATCGTACACCATTTCCTCTACCATCATTTTGGCATCATGTTCACACATTTCCTTGCCGGTCAGCAAGTCCCAGTATGTATCGAGCACATTCGATGTTGTAAACCAATCTCCCTCTGAATCTCTAAACAACGCCACTATGACTTTGGGATCATCTCCATGATGCCCGAACACAAGCGTGTGAACCACTGCGCCGGATGGTTCTTTGTTCTCTACCCACTTTTTCATAGTATCCTCCAAATCTTAACTTTAGCTTACCTATAATCTTCAATCATATTCTTCCCAAATTTTGAAAATGCCAAGTTGTTCAGCAAGCCATTTTCGTCCATCTTCATTCAATGAGAAAAATACCGACTTCTTTTTCTCTTCGCTTTCCCAGTATTCGCAATCGCAATCCGCAAAACCAAGCCATCTTAAATCAGCCCATATCTCATTGTCGTAGTTGGTGTTGAAATAATTACGATATGGTCTAAAATAAAGCTTTCCGTTACGCTTATACGGCTTATGTTTGTCAAGACCTATACAGTGCTTTGCCATGACAAACGCATGAGTAAATAAATTGTGAACACGCCCCTTTTCTGATAAAATTAAAAGAAAAGGGGTGTTGATACATGCAGGAATTATTAGATTGGCTGG